CAAATCAAAGCCCAACGTACTGCCGCCAATCCCCGTAACCCAGTCCGGTATATCAACCGAAATAGTATTTAATGCATTGACGACACCATTTACCATCCATTCTACACCGCCCAGTAGCCCATTAATAAGGTCAATAATCAAGTTAATCGGGGCTTTTACAATACCTACAAAGGAATCCCATACACCCTTAAATATTTTCTTAACCCCTCCCCAGGCTTTTTCCCAGTTACCCGTAAAAACCCCGGAAATAAACTCAACCACTCCCTCAAGCGCTTTTATTAGCCCTTTCACTACATCCGCAATGCCTCCGAAAACATCCAAGAACCTGGTGCCAATCCACTGCAGGACGGGGGCTATAGCCGGCATTATCTGCTGGGCTATCCAGTTTATTACTGGCTGGAGCACCGTCTCCCAGACATTCTTAATGAGTTCCGCCACATCCCCGACCAGATCAATGATTGCATCCAGGCACGGCTGTACATGCATCTGCCATACTTCCGTGAATTTCTGCGACAGGTTGTCCAGGACGGGGGCAATATACTCATTGTATCCGTCTAGGAGCGTCTTTACTACTTCCCCAAGCCCATCCCTGAAAGAGTCAAACATGGGCTTGATATATGCGTCATACATTTTCCCTATCCGTGTAAAGGTTTTCTTGATTGAATCATGCAGGGTTGCAGCCAGCTCGCTGATTGGTCCCAGGGTATTTTGCAGTGCTTCCTTTATCCCATCTGCATTATCTGTAAACGGCCCTGTAATGGTACTGATAATATCCCTCGCGAATTTCAGGGCAAGTTCCATCACACCCAGAAAACCATCTGTAAATATACCTATGATATCTGCGGTAATCTGCTGTGCCTCTTCCCCTGCAAAAACAGACAGGATATCGGCAAACGCCAGTTTCACATCCCCGACTAAATTTAAGATTTCCGCTGATACATTGAAAATCCCTACCAGCTTCTCCTTGATGTATTCCTTATTCTGGTCTATATAAGCACTGATGCCGCCCAAAAGGTTTGTGGCAATCGTCGTCCCTATGCTCAGGGATGCATATGCCGATTTCAAAAACTCCGTTGTAATGCTTTCCGACAGCCCGCGCACACCTCCTAATACATCGGAAGATGTGAAAATATCCGAAATCCCCTGAAAAATCTGCTGTATATATTCCAGCACGTTCCCCCAGGAATCAAACAGCCCTGACACTGCATTGCTCAGCCATTTTTTATTTTTTTCCAGACTGTCAGCGATGCCTGCTATAATTGCCTCCCCCCATTTAACCGCAATGCGGGCGATGGAGCCTGTTGCCACTCCCAGAGTCTTTGCAAGTCTATTTGTCAGTTTTTTTGCCGCCGCTGTTATTTTGGGGTCTGTAAATATATCCTTGAGCGCCTTTCCAACCCGCTGACACTCCTTGATAAGCCCCTCAAAATCAGTATCGCCAAACCCTAAAGCAAAACCTTTTTCAAACAGCCCTGCAAGCTCTTTGAACCTGTCCAGGACACCGCCGAGCTTTGCATCCATCCCGTCAAGGAACGTTTCGCCCTGGGCAAGCCCGCCAAAATCCATGCCCTTTAAATTAGCATCCGCCAAATCATCGGAACCCGATTTGTCGTCTTCCAGGCGGTTGATTTTATCAAACCCCATCAGGTTTTTCATTTCCTTCGACGCTTTCTTTGCCGCCGTTCCGACATCCCCTGTGTTATCCGCCAGGTTTTCTGCCGAATCAGCCGCGTCCCCAAGCCCCTTACTGGCGGCATCCGCATCCGACGCCACGGTACCTACCCCGCCTGACGCTTTGTTTCCCGTCAGAAGTTCCGTAAACGACTTAAAAGCCCCTGCCAGGACTGAAAGTTTCCCAACCAGGGTATTTACTAATTTGAGTACCGGGGTAAATATATTAATCAGCCCCTGCCCGATGGATGCTTTCAGGCTGTCAAACTGCAGGGACAGTATTTTCACCTGGTTCGCCCATCCGCCAGAAGTCCGGGCAAAATCTCCCTGTGCTGCCGAAAGCTGCTCACTCACGAACTGGTACCGGAGCGCAACTTTCTCCGCTTCTGACATTTTATTCGTCGTTTTCCCGAACCCATTTGCCAGCGCATAGCTGTCCAATGCTGTCTGGGTCATAACGACACCCAGGTCTTTCAGCGATTCTGTCTCCCCTGTGAATACAGATTTCAGCTTTGTATACGCCTCGTCCTGGGATAAGTTGTAGAAAGAGGCCACATCACCCGATAAACCTGTCAGAGCCGCGCCCATGCCATACGCCTGCTGCTCTGTAAACCCGAACGCCTTCGCCATAGAACCAAAAGTTCCAACATACTGTTTCGCCATAGTTTCCGACAGCCCGAAGGAAGATGCGGCAGATTTTGCAAAGCTGTCTACCTTTTCAGACATTGCCGGGAATGTAACATCTACCACATTTTGTACTTCTGCCAAGTCCGAGCCCAAATCCAGGCATTCCTTCCCAAAATCCACAAGTTTCTTAACCGCAAAAGCTCCTGCCAGGGCTTTTCCTGCACTTTTTGCCATGCCTGTAATTCCAGACATCTGTCTTTGGAATCCTTGTGTATTTGCAACCAGGTCAAGTCCTATCTGCCCTACGCTGTTTCACGGCATCTTCCTCACCTCCCTGCAATCTGGATAAACGACTGCTTCAGTCCTTCGAGCACCTTGTCCATGTCGGGTCCCGATACCCTCTGCGCTTTCTTCCGCAGCCACCTGTTCCGTATCCGCCTCTGCTCTTTCGTGAAACGCTTTAGCGTCCTCTTATCTGTCTCAGAGCGTATCGCAACTATGCGTCCGAGCGGCGTGTCCGGGCCAATTCCTGAGAGGAGCTGCTTAAACTCTTCCCATTGCATTTCCGCTATTTCTTTCGAAAGCCGTATCCCATACTGCGTCTGGAATGAAGATACAATTAAATCATAATCATCAATCAGGTCGTAGTATGGGTCGCAGCTTCCCCCGGTTCTTCCCCGTCCTCTCCGGTAATCAGTGTAATTGCACCTTTTACGACAGTCTTGAAATCCTGGAAATTCAGGTGCATTTTGTCAATTGCTTTTCTGGATTCATCCGGGAACAGCAGCTTATACATAGCAACGACCTGCTTCGGCCCCGGATTGCTGCTCAGGGCATCCATAACTTTCAGGGCGGTCGCCGCATCCGCATGTACTTCCAGTTCCTTCCCTTTAATTACCAGTGACGGGTTCCCGTCAAAGCTCAGTTTCTCTGTGATATCTACTTTCTTCGCCATATTGCCCTCCTGCTAAAATCTTGTTACTCCTGCCCCGGCAGAATAATTTCCGGTTTTCCATTGCTCATTACTTCAAATTCCAGAGGTGCTACCGCCGTGGAATCACCCGCGCCGATATTTGTCACGTTAAAAACCGCCGACGCAAATTTTACTACCGTACCATCAGGGAAAGTCCAATGGAAATCCCTTTCCACGCTCCGCCCGTTTTTCCAGGCAAGAGCCGCCACGGCATCATTCCCCGCATCACCTACATTCCGTTTTGCCGTCACAGAAATCGTTACCGATTTCGCTGTCATTAGCCTGCGTGTCCAGCCCTTCTGGTCAAACGGTGTCCACTCCTCTACACCATTGTCAAATGACACGCCGAACGTCTCACAATCAGCAATCCCTTTCATGGACGCTGCGGACGCCCCTGAATCTGAGGTGTCAACCTGAAACTGGTTTTCATAACATGGGTATACGCCTGTTACTTCATTCATGCTTCTCATCATTCCTTTCTTTTTCGTAAATGACAGCCGCCTCAAGAACCATTTCGTAGATTCCGGCATCATCCGTACCGACATCCTGCAATTCGTAAAGCGGCTGTATAAATTTAATTTTTGCATTATTCACAATTACTTCCCTTGCCCCCCTGACGGCATCAAATAAGGCCGATGCAGCCTTTTCTGTATCTCTTGGGGATTTGTTCCAGTGAACCAGGAAAGTCACGTATTTTGTCCCGTAGGACTGCATCGCGGCGCCTCCTATAGCTGTCTCATGCTGGTGTGTGTGCTTGCTGTTGTATACGCCTATTGCCTTATCCTGCTTACTGTCCAACTTTCCCATGTAAACGTACTCCGCAATGCCCAGGGAAGCAATGAAATCCCTTACGTCTGATAACATCATAGTGCGGCCAGCCTCCTGTATATCTTTTTGTATGCGTCGCGGCAGAAATCGGCAGAAACCCCATCAATCCAGGGCTCATACCATTTTCCCTGCGCAAAAGCATTTTCATATGTCTGGAAATTATATTCAGGATGGAAATACAGGCGGCGCGCATACGGAGTACTTGTCGCAATGGTCACCCTCCCATCCGACGACCTGGAGCAGTCTACAAAAGTACTTTCGTTTTGCATCGCGCCTGTATCCCTCGGCATAATCTCTGCCTGTACAACTTCCGTGTGCAAGGCCTCTGCCGTCTGCTCCAGCGCTGTTACCTGCGCCTGTGTAAGTTTCCGAATCTTCGGGATATTCAGTTTAACTACCGAATTTACTTTTATCATACCAGAAGCACCTCCGTATAATTAACGCTTCCGTCAGGGTTGCGGGCTTTCATTCCCTGCTGCACCCTTCGTACCACTCCGAATACTTCGGCCGTCCCTCCGGAAATCACTGGAAGTTCCGGGCAGATATCCCCAGGAAATAATACACTTCCTGTAATCTCCACCATCTTTTTCTCTGGTGTCAGGATAGTCTTAGCTTTGTCCTGGTAATTGCATTTTCCTGAATAGCATATCGGTTCAAACGGCTCTCCGTACTCATTCAGTCCCTCATGCTCCAGCTCCAGCCTGATTTCCGTTCTACATAATTTCTTCGGTACAAGGCACGGGTATCTCATAGCATCACCTCGCTAACCGGCAGCAGAGCCCCGTCTGGGAAAGCAGTGAATATACAGACCGTTCCATGGCAATCCCTTTATCCGTAAATACATTCCACGAGCTTCCGAACTGTGCCGATACCCCATTGATGCTGTAGCTGGACAGGACGCTGCTGATTTCATCTGCGTTCTCATATTCAAACTCCGCCTGCAGGCACACTACTTCCTGTACTGTCTCTTTCTGGAAAGGCGTCAGGTTCTGGAATCCCCGCCCGACAATCCGGTTAAATGTCAGGGAATCAATATGCCTGGAAGCCTGCCGCAGCCATACCGAAAGCTCTTCTTCCGGTATGGCTGAACCGGGACGGAGCTGCTTATAATCATCTGGTATTACATATGGTCCGTAGGGCATATCAGGCACCTTCCCTTTTCCTCGCCTTTTTAGGCGGCTGTACAGCTTCTCCGCTCTCCTGGATAGATGCTTCCCCGCCAAGAATCTCCGCCACCTGCTTCCTTAATTTCTCATTCTCTTCCTGTAGCGCAATATGTTCACTATACGGCACGGTTTTTCCCCGCCCATAAGCGATTGTTGTCCCAGTTTCATCCAGGATGTCAAATCCCCTATCTTGATACGCTTTTTTCTGCGTATCATCAATCGTATATTCCTTATTTCCTTTTACAGCCCTCATATTCTGCCTCCTTATGCTGATACATTCATGGCGCACCCTTCCACTTTCTTCTCCAGCAGGAAAAGGTCTCCGAAACTGCGGTTCTGGTACAGGTAACCGTCTGCCGTCCGGCTGTCCGTGCCCGGCGTAAACAGTTTGATATAGCTGTATTTATCGCGGCACACCACACAGCTTGTATGGATCAGTATCCAGTTAATCTGTTTTGCGTCATCCACAGCCACGCACCCTTCCGTAAAATCATATTTGGTTTTCATACGCGCTGCTGGAACCATCTTGATTTCCACATCATCCAGGCTGTGCACCTTACGGTTGATCGTGGACGGGGTTGTGACTGTCATGATGCGCTGGAGCCCTTCTGCCTCCTTCACAATCTTCCTCATAGTCGGCGTCACATAAAGAATCCTACCTTCCTCCGGCACACCTGCTTCATCCATAAGCGCCATTTCCCCATCAAACACTTCCAGAAAATTCGCCGCAGTCACAACAGTATTATCAATACGGCCGGAATATGCCGTAAGCTCTGCATGGAGTTTTGAAAAACGGTAAGAGTCCTTTTCAGGAATCGCCTGTTCCGTTTCAAATGTGTTCTGGATATTTGCCACCGACAACGTAAGATTTGTTTCATCAATGTCCATCGGATCGATCCAGAATTCCACATCCCTGTCATGCTCCAGTTTCTTCGCCTCCCAGTCATTCCCGAGCGTCCCGGCGTTGAATCCCGGCGTCCTGGTATGGTCTTTGTACCCGCTTACTGTCATCCTGGGGAGCTTTATCGTCTGCGCATTGATGAATTTCACCTGCTGGTTGCTCTGTGTCAGTGTATCTGAGCACAGTTCCTTTGCGTATTTCTGCTGCAAAAGCTGTGTAAAAGTAGTTGCATAATCATATACTGCCATGTATCAATCCCTCTCTTTCTTTAAAGCCCGAACGCTTTTTTCAGTGCTTCATCCGACGCGGCCTGTTGCTGGCCGCCACCACCTGCACCCACCTGGACAAACCCTGCCGTTCCTGCTGCCTGTGGCTTCAATGCAGGCACATCCTCCAGCACCTTATTCAAAGCGTTCTTAATGTTTTCCTCGTTGATTTTCCCGTCCTGCCCTGCCGCTTGGCTCAAATCAGCCAGGCGGAGAATATACGGGATTGTCTTTGCATCAATTCCAAGCGCCACAGACGCCAGGGTTGCTGCACTCTGCACCTGCGCCTGAAGCGCTTCCGCCTGTGCCTGCGCCACCTGGGACTGCAACGCCTCCGGATCTGGCTGGTTTTTTGCCTTCTCAGCTTTAAATGCGGACATTGCCTGCTCTGCTTCCTGCTGACTCAGCCCCTGCTGCTTGAAATAAGCTTTCAGCGCGGTATCCTCCTTGGCTGCCAGCGTCCCCTCCAACATCTGCTGAATCTTTGCATAGTCAATCTGGACGCCCTGCTGCCCTCCTGCCTGATTCTGGGACTGGTTCTGAGAATTCTGCTGCTGACTTCCACCTGCTGCACCACTCGTACCACCGTCACCGCTTCCAGTTCCCGGTTCTGCGAAAATCTGCAGTTCCAGCGGCATCTTACACCTGGTTCTTTTAAATACTTTATTTGGCATGTTATTTCGCTCCTTTCCATTTTGAGAGTGTCACTCTTGCT